TTCAACATCAAGTGGCACAAATATACAACCTGATTTTGGAACAAACATTAACTACGGATTTATGGGTGTAGCTGCATCTGCCGGTAATAGTAGTCCTTCAACATTGTTTGGATCAATGGAAGTTCATTTTCCTAATTATGCAACAAGTGCTTATAAAGTAATTGGTGCTAAAAGTGAACTTCCTGGTTTGAATGATACAACTGTTTCAACAGCTCAATCAGGTACTCAGTGGTGGTGGGCAAATCAATGGCAAGACACTGCAGCAATCAGTTCAATTAAGATGCAAAATGGAACTACTTCTGATTTTGTCGCAGGAAGTTCTTTTTCAATTTATGGAATACTAAAAGCATAGGAGAAAAAATGACCGAAAATCAAACAGAGGACAGATTCACAGTTTGCGAAATTAACTGCGAAACAGGAGAAACTGTTTATCGCGAGTACACAGAAGAAGAAAAACAACGTTATTTAGAAGGCGTTGCTATCTATGAAGCACGCGAAGCAGAAAGAATTGCTGCTGAAAGTGCACGAGCTGAATTAAAAAATTCTGCTAAAATGAAATTGATAAGTGGACAACCATTGACAGAAGAAGAAGCGTCTACTATAGTTTTGTAATCACAAATCGGGGGATTTATGAAATTTCATGTAATAGCTTTGCCTCACACTCAAGTCACAAAAGATTTTGTCAGTTGTGCGTTTACTGAAAAAATTAGACGGTTTTGTATAATGATGACAAATCTTGGTCATGAAGTAATTTTGTATGCTGGTGAATTAAACGAAGCTCCAGTAACAGAACATGTTGTCTGTATCAGTGAAAAAGAAAGATCCAATGCTGTTGGTTCTAATCATTATACTTCTGCCTCATTTGATACAAATCTTCCACATTGGAAATTATTTAATAACAATGTGATAGAAAATCTAAAAAAACGTTTAGAACCAAAAGATTTTATTTGTGTTATAGGCGGGTATTCACACAAACCCATAGCCGATGCATTTCCAAATCACATGACAGTTGAATTTGGTATCGGTTATGGTGCAACATTTGCCAAATACAGAGTTTTTGAATCGTACGCATGGATGCATAGCATTTATGCCGGATACAAAAATCCTACAACGGTCGATGGTAATTTCTTTGACGATGTAATTCCTGGCTATATAGAACCAGAAATGTTTCCTGAAGGATCTGGCAGCGGCGATTATTACTTTTTTATAGGTCGTTTAATTGACCGTAAAGGTTTTAAGATTGCTCAAGAAGTATGTGAGCGACTTGGTAAACGCTTAATAATTGCAGGTCCTGGCCATGAGCGAGGAACTGGTTATGGCGAGTTTATAGGCAATATTGGTCCTGATCAAAGAGCAGAACTAATGGGTAATGCAATTGCTTTATTTGCACCAACAACCTATATTGAACCATTTGGAAATATTGTAGTAGAAGCACAAATGTGTGGCACTCCTACAATTACGACCGACTGGGGAGCATTTACAGAAACCAACATACATGGAGTTACCGGGTTTAGATGTCGGATGTTGGCAGATTTTATAGAAGCAGCAGAAAAAGTAAAAGATCTTGATAGATCATTCATCAGAAAGCAAGCAATCGCAAAGTATTCTCTAGATGCAACAGCGCCTAAATATGATAAGTATTTTAAGCGGCTTTTAACTCTATGGGAAGATGGTTGGTACCAGACAAAAGAAAAGGTTAATCTATGAGCTTATCAAAGCGACTACGTGTAGCAGGCGAGAAACGCGCTACCAATCAATTTGTTGAGCCTTTAATTCCAGGAAGACCGGCTTATGCAACTCCTGCTGGAGTGGACGTAAATGCGGAATCTGCAATTAGAATGTCAACTGTTTATGCGTGCGTTCGACTACTTGGCGACACTATATCGTCACTGCCACTTAGCGCATACGTGCGACGTGGCCGCGCTCGGATCAATTATGCAGCAGCTTACGGATCAATGCCAACATGGATAAATCAACCAAATCCAGATACGACTCGTTTAGAATTTTTTGAACAAGTTATTGCTTCTCTTAATCTTCACGGTAATGCGTTCATTATTACTGTTCGAGATGATATGGGAGATGTTACAGAACTTTATTGCATCAATCCTGAGTATGTAAGACTTCGTCGACCAGAGCCAAATGCTGACATTGAATACATTGTAACAATTCCTTATAATCCACAAAATGGACTATATGATCCAATGCAGTCCAATCAACTTTCTGGCAAAACAATGGTTTTGACTAAGAATGAAATGCTACATATTCCAATGTTTAGATTACCTGGACAATTACTCGGTCTTGGTCCTATTGGAGCTGCTCGTGTAACTCTTGGATCTGCTATGGCCGCAGAGATTTATGCAGCCGCATACTTTGGCAATGCTGCAAATCCTGGTGGAATTATTGAAGCACCAGGAGAATTGACACAAGAACAAGCAGCAGATATTGCAAGAGATTGGAACATTTCTCACTCTGGACCATATCGCGCAGGTAAACTTGGTATTCTTACAAGTGGAGCAACATTTAAGCCGCTGCAACTTAATGCTGCAGATGCTCAACTAATTGAAGTTCGACGCTTCGGTGTTGAAGAAATTGCAAGGTTGTTCCGAGTTCCTGTTTCATTACTCGGACATCCAGTTGCTGGCGCAATGTCATTTGCATCGGTTGAAGCTCAAAACTTATCATTCGTACAACATTCACTACGACCATTGTTAGAGCGGTTAGAACAGTCTCTGTCTAAACTTCTACCAGAGCCTGATGGTTTTATCAAGTTTAATCTTGACGCGCTTCTACGCGGAACCACGCTAGAACGTTACGAGGCTTATACAAAAGGACTCCGCGAAGGATTTTTAAGTCTAAATGATGTCCGCTTTACAGAAGATCTTGCACCATTAGGTGAATCAGGAGATCAATACAGAGTTCCGCTACAAAATATCGACGCAGCAGATGCAAAAGATGTTGGTCTGAATATGCGTGCGGACATAGCCGCCAAACTTATCCAAGTCGGATTTGATCCGAAGGCCGTATCTGAAGCTGTTGGTCTTCCAGAAATGACACATACAGGTTTGCCTTCAAATCAACTACAACCAATTGCTACTGTAGATCCACAAGATCCAAAAGCAGCCTACGAGGTCGAATAATGCAAGTAATTGATGGAGAGGTTAACTCAAGGAGCAAAATGAAAAAAATAGAACGCCGCACGTACCATGTGCAAGAGGTACAAACACGAGCTGAAGGTGATAAACTTACTTTAGCAGGTTATGCAGCGAAATTTGATAGCGCTAGCGTACCACTTCCATTTATTGAGAAGATTGCTCCAGGAGCTTTTCGAAAGACGCTAACAGAAACTCCTGATGTAAGACTTCTAGTTAACCATGAAGGTCTACCACTTGCACGGACCAAAAATGGTACACTACGCTTGTACGAAGATGAAGTTGGCCTTCGATTTGAGGCAGATCTTCCAGATACTCAGCAAGCAAAAGATCTTTATGCCTTGATTGAAAGAGGCGATGTAGATCAAATGAGCTTTGCTTTCAGAGTAATTCGCCAAAAGTGGAATCCAGATCGCACAGAACGAACACTCACAGAAGTTAGTTTGGCAGACGGTGACGTTTCAGTCGTAACTTACCCAGCTTATCCTGCCACTTCAGTTGAAGCACGTGAGCTAATTAAAAATGCAATTCAGGCCATTAAAGAAGGCCGTGAAATTTCTGGCGAATCATTACTAGTTCTTAATAGTATTTTTGAAGATCTAAGTGAAGGCCACGAATATGTCATGAAGGCAGTTGAAGTCATGGCTGAACTTCTTGGAATGCAAGAAGTTGAAGAAGAAGGTCCTATGGAAGAGCAAACAATGGACGAGGATATTGTCGAGATCATGGATGAAGAACTTCCAGTTGCATCTCGTACAATTTCACTTCGCCTCGCAAAAGCAATAGCTTCCACAGTTAAATAATATTCTGCTACAAAATAGCAGATACGAAGTCGGAGCGATTCTCACACCCGCAAGCGCCGTGAGCATCATCGCCACCACCTCGATTCCAACAATCATAAGGAGCAATACTCTATGTCATATCTTGACAAAGTAGTCGAGCGCCGTGATGCAGTTAAGGCAGAAATGGACGCAGTTCTCGATGCAGTAGCAAAAGAGGACCGTACAGATCTAACAGCTGAGGAAACCGAGAAGGTTGATGCCCTCGTTGCTGAATCACGTTCACTCGATGAGAAAATCGAAAAGCTAAAGGCGCAAGCTGAAGCTGATGTAAAAGCTGCAGAAGCTCGTAAGGTAGTTGCAGAAGTTGTAACTCCATCAACAGCAACTGTAAAGATCATTAGCGAAGAGCGCACATACCGTCCAGACGCAGGTCACTCCTTCGTTAAGGACGCATTTAATGCACAGGTCCTAAATGACTTTGCTGCTAACGAGCGTCTAGCACGCCACATGAAGGAAGAGTCAATTGAGCGTCGCGATGTTGACACAGGTAACTTCACAGGTCTTGTTGTTCCACAGTACTTGGTAGATCTCGCTGCACCATATGCACGCGCAGGCCGTCCAACTGCTGATTTTGCAACAAACAAGATGACACTTCCAAATGCTGGTATGACACTTAATATCAGCCGCATGACAACAGGTACTTCAACTGCTGTTCAGGAAACACAGAACACTTCTGTTTCTGAGACAGATGCAGATGACACACTGTTGACTGTTCCAGTTCGCACAATCGCTGGTCAGCAAGATCTATCTCGTCAGGTTATCGAACGCGGTACCGGCGTAGATGCATTTGTTCTTGCAGACTTGATCCGTTCATGGCACACCACTCTTGATGCACAGGTTCTTAACGGAACTGGCTCAAATGGTCAAATGAAGGGTATCCGTGCTTCTGGCGGAAATGCAATCACATTCACAGCAACAACTCCAACAGTTGCATTGCTTTATCCAAAGCTCGCTGATGCACTTCAGCAAGTTCAGAGCAATGTCTTTACAACACCAACTCACTGGATCATGCACCCACGTCGTCTAGCATTCTTGCTAGCTGCGACCGATACCGCAGGTCGTCCAGTAGTTGTACCAACTGCAAACGGTCAAATGAATGCAATTGGTGTTGGCGCAGGCGTTGCACAGTACGCAAACAGCGGATACCAACTACTTGGTCTTCCAATTATCACAGATGCAAACGTAGCAACAAACTACGGCGCAGCAACAAACCAGGATGAAATTTACTTGGTTGATGCACGCGAAATGCACCTTTGGGAGCAACCAGGTACACCATTCTCACTGCGTTTCGATGCAACTGCTCCTGGCAGCTTGA